GCTGTACTTCATTCGGACTACGGATAACACGCGCCGGAATACCTGTTGTTTCAACTAAATATTGTACAAGCTTATCATCATCTAGGTAATCCATCACTGGCGCTACTTGCTGCATCTGCAACAATACCTCAAAACCACGCAACATTGACTGTAGATCTGTCATTTTCTGCGCTTTTGCTAGCGGTGATACATATTCAATATCTATGTCCTGACCTTGAAGCTCCTCCGGAGCCGGAGGGAGGAGACCGTTTCGGAGGAGCAATGCAAAGGATCTAGAGATTAGCGGTTGAAGCAACTCCGCTTGCAATCTACCTAGCACCGGGCCAAGCAATCGCATCTTCTCTTCGTTCCTTTGCAACACTTCGGTAGCAGTCATAGACGGTCCATTTGCCATTAGCAGCTGATCTACAAAGAAAGCTTGTCTTATAGCATTACGTCTTTGCTCTTCCATATTCAAACCTAGAGGGTTGTTAGCTCCTATCTGCAACGGCTCTAGTCTATCTCTCGTACCTGTACGGTAAAAGTTTAATGCCCCCGGAGTTGTCCTAACTGGCAACATAAACCCATCATCAGGAACCATCAGCGGAGGGTCGATCTGTTTTTGAGCAGCCCTAATTGTCGTTTCTGCCATCTTGTTTAGCATTTTAGTATCAGGTAGCGCGTTCATTGCCGGGCTACGCCCATAGGTACTAACACTATCTTTAACAAAACGCGGAACCATAAACGGAAAATCGTCAAATCCACTTTCAGATAACAGCTGTCTTGTATCAGCCGTATAGTAAATAGAAGCTACAGGCTTGCTTTTCTTTGCTCTACCTTTGCTTTCTTTACGTGGATGCACCACATGAACAATAGAATGTTCTTTGTACGGCTCACTATCCAAGTCTTTCTTAATTTCTTTTGGTAAGTTTTCCTCACCAAACTGCATAGCAATACTTCGTGCTGTTAATTTAAACTTACGAAATACCGTATCAACGCGACCCTCTGCATCTTCACTGATACAAATCTCCGCTATATGCCGGGATGAAAAACGTAAACCTTCCGGCGAACTCTCTACATAAAAAGCAGCTGTACCAAATACAACCAAATCATAATACAACTCATGTATCTCTTGTTGAAAGTTAGACCTATGAAAAGCCTGATACATTTGATCTATTGCAACTTCCAGCCATTCATTAGCCGCATCGTTTTGTTGTAACGCCGGGTTTCGGTAGCGCATGGAAAACCAAGGTGTGCTTGGGGAAGTAAGCATACCATGTAAACTACTAGCTAATAACTCAACAGCATGGATCGCTGTGCCATCAAAAAGCAATTCAGTACGCTTGTCACCTTGCTCTCTTTTCTTGGTAATGTCTGCTTTACGCGGCAACATATAATCTGCTAGCTGCTGCCAGTGACTTTCCCAATTAGATCTCTGTCTTTGCAGCGTCTTATATCGTCTATCAAGCTGCGCTATCATAGGTGTAACTTGCGCCATTACATTCCTCCATACCCGGACATTAATGTTTTACGCTTCTTACTTTTAGCGCCGCCTTGTGTGCGACCAGCCATACGCTGATTTAAACGCTCAATTGGATCTACCGTAGAGTTTTTCATATTTTTTGCTGGTTGAGAAGATTTCTTACCCATAGCACCAGCTATATTCTTTGGTCGTTTACCCATCATGCTATTAATCCAGCGCCAGCTAATCCGGGTGTAGGCTTGAGAAGTGTACCAACACCAGTAGTTGCATCACTTAACAACCCTTGTGCAGTCGTAAGTATCGTAGCTTGCCGACCTCTTTCGTAAAAATCTATAGCACTATCTTCACCAACACCTGTACTAACTGCACTTGCCGCCGCTACATTTTCTGCACCTGTAGAGGCATCACCAGCGCTAGATACGTTTGAGTAATCAGTATTATCCACAGATGTATCTGCTGTATTTATAACGGTTGTTTGTGTATCTATTACATCGTTAATACTTGTATCTGCATCACCTGTCGGGCTACCTGTATTAATATCAGTATCATCCGTATCAATAGTATCTACAGTAGTTACCGTATCGTCCACAATCATAGCTTGTGCAGAGGGAGGACTTGGAGCCATCAAAGCGGCACCCACAACAGCACCACCAGCCGTTGCAATCAACGTACCTGTTGTACCTAACGCTAACGCCCCGGCAGCTGCATAACCTACCGCACCGCCACCTACTGCACCCAATATTATTGGAACCGCTGCTACCATCTATATTCTCCTATGCTGCGAATGGATCATAGTCCATTACCGCTTGTCTCTGCGGAGCCTTAACACCGCGTCCTTCTTCTCTAAGACCCACCGCCAAATACCTAAAAGCATCTGCTGCATGACTAGAAAAATCATGTACAGGCGTTGCCCTAAAACTTCTAGTGCGCTCATTATACGCCCGGTGATATTGCCTAAGACATTCCAAGCCATGTTTACACTTCTCTCTATCAAAATATAAACGCGGTATTAACATCTGCGCCGCGTGTATACCATCCTCTATCGGTAACTTAGGAACCACCCGGAAGTTTAATCCTAAATCCCAAGCTATCTCTCGCCTACTCTTACCAGTGCCTAACTCCCTAACTTCTATATCATGCGGTGCATTATGCTCACCATATAAATAATTCTTAGAAGAAAGTACCTTGCAATAATGCGGCAACCCTTCCCCACGAGCCTCATAATAATCAATGACATGAACAGCACGACCCACATTCTGCGTGAACCATATACTTGTACTATCGCCTATGCCTAAATCCCAAAACGTATCCACCCTACTAGCCGGGTTGTAGGGTACATTCGTAACCCTTCCGTCAGCTTGCGCCTCCTCCAACTCCTTGCCATATATCGCACCCGGTACATTCGCGTTCCAACTACACTCAAACTCTTGAGCATACTGATCGCTCGACATCATAACCTTCGCCGCGTCTAACTCTTCCTGATCCAATATGCCAGTTTCACTTGCCTTATATACCGCAGCTAACCAATCATCATTCGCTACAGCTTCTTCATACTTTTCATAAAAAGCATTATGCCCCTTCGGGGTGCCAAGAAAAATACAAAACCCTTTCCGATCAGATAAAGCCGGACGCAACACTTCAGGGAATACATTCTCCGGCATATCCGCAACCTCGTCCATCACGCAGCCATCTAAATATATCCCACGTAAACTATCCGGGTTCTCAGCACCCAGCAAAGAAATCCTAGCACCAGTAGGTAAATCACACCGCAATTCAGTCTCATGGAAACGTACACCCGGTATCTTACCAGCATACTCCTTTATATAATCCCAAGCCACATTCTTAGCTTGCCTATACGTAGGGGCCATATACGCCAGCCTAGGGTTGTTCTTCTCACACATTAACGCAGCACGTAATATATGATTAATCGCCCAAACAGTTTTACCAAACCTACGGTGACATACAACAACGCCCCACCGCTTCGCAGACATCTCTCCATGCAACTTACGCTGCAAATCCCTAGGCTCATACGGTATCTCTATATGCATCAGTGCTTAGTCTCGTCCTTGCCAAAGTCCATCATACCAATATTCTGCAACATCCTCTCATATATATCAATCAACAATACAGCACTCTCATACTGCACAGTCGATGAACTGCCCTCTACAGTCAACCTACGCAATTCATTGATGTGACCTAACAGAGCTACGTTGTCTTGCTTCATGGGCTTTCTCAGGCTGTGTGAGAGGCAGATACTATAGGTTGGGTATATTATGTAGTAAGCAGACGCGCGGCAAATTTTGGAGGGTGGGGTCGGCTGCATCGCCAAAATGTCCATCTAATTCGCATAACATATATTATGTTAACACTTTGTAACGTTTTGTACTGCGCGCGTTCACGTATGTTCTGGTTTTGCAATGTCGAGCTAAGATGTTCCGTCTGTGTTCCGCAATCTGGCTACCTCGCGCACGTAGCTAGGTCAGGCTGGATGTAAGGTCATACGTGTCTCAGTGCCTAACAACAACCTCCTCTTCCTCCTCAGTTGCGCTAACAGCAACGTCACCTCCGGCCCAGCTGATCGTGATAGCTGAACTACTTGGTTGATCTTCTTTCTTGTCTCTGATGCCAAATGGCTGGTTACGCGCAGCTGTCCATTTAAGCGTATCAATCTCTAACCTACGCCGTTGCACCTCTGCGTTAATCATACGTGGATCTGCTACTTCTGGTAGTTCTTCCA